GTCAGGGCCTGCGCCATGCCCAGTTCGGCCTGCTTGACCGACAAGGCCTGGCCGAGCAGGTCGGACAGTTTCTGTGACAGGGTCTGCACCGCGTTGCCGGTGCCGTAGATCGACGGGGTGGCGGCGTCGGAGCCGGCCTTCAGGTTGAAGAACGCCGTCTTGCCCTTGTCCCCGGCGCCGCCGAGGGCGTTGCCGAGCGCCTGGAAGGCCCCGCCCAGTCCGGGGATGGTGCTGGACAGTTGGTACAGCCGCGACAGGATCTCGACGAGCCGGCCGACGGCATTGATAGTGATGCCAACGTTGACGAGCAGGTCGCGGAAGAAGGTTGCGGCCCCCGGCCCGCCCCTCGCGATCGAGTCAAAGAAGCTGGACATGGCCGAGCCGAGTTGGGGAAGCTGCCTGGCCAGCACGTCGATGATCGGGCCGGCGGCGGTGAACGCCCGTTCAAGCCCTGGGCCTACCTTGTCGATGAACCCGGCCAGCCCGGCGGTGAGTCCTTGCAGGTGCGGGGCGAGCCCGGCGAAGATCGCGGTGAGGCGGGGTTGAAGCTTGTCGAACGCCGCCCCGAGGATGCCGATCGACTCGATGACCGGCTGCCGAAATGACGCTGCCGCCTCGGTCAGCCCTGACAGAACCTGCGCACCCAGCGCCTTGCCGGCGGCGGCGACCGCCGGGTCGCGGACGGCCAAGGCGATCCCGGCGGCGATACCCACGCCGCCCAGGCCGAGTAGCACGCCGGCGTTGATGGCGGCGCCCATCGCCGGGGCCGCGATCACGGCGGCGCCGACGAGCCACTGCACCAGCCCGGTCGGCGGGGTGCTGGATAGGGAGTCGAAGCCGCTGGACACCTGGGTGCGGAACCGGTCGAAGAAGCCCTTGCCGCCCTGCTGGCCGGCGTTGGTCAGGTCGCGGGCGATCGCCTCGGCGCCGCGGCTGATCGCCTTCTGCACGGCGGTCAGTTGCCGCTCGTCCTTGAGCAGCGCCTTCAGCGGCGACTGGTCGCCGGTCTGCACGAACGTCTTCCCCGCAGCCACCATCGCGGCCCGGGTTTCGAGCAGTTTGCGGTCGAGCTGTGCGAGTTCGTCCTTGGCGTTGTCGGCCGCTTTGGCGACCATCTCCAAGCCGGCCGCGGCTTCCTTGTCGCCGTCACCCTTCTTGTTGATGTCGATGTTCAAATTCACGTCGGCGGGCACTACTCGTCACCCCCCGACCGCTCGTCGATCAGATCGACCATCGCCTGGAACAGGTCGTGGGGAAGGTCGCCGACCTCGTCCCAGCGCACCGACGGGAACACCTGCATGATCGCCAAGGTGTAGCGGCGGATCAGGGAGTCGACGTCCCGGTCGGGGTGGAGCTTCCGTCTTTTCCCGCCGCATCGTCTGCCGCATCGTCTGCCTCGACGTCGGCGTCGATGACCGCGTAGGCGATCTGGATGTCGAGGTCGGCGAGTTCGGCGGCCATCTCGTCGCCGCGCCGGGCGGACAGGTAGTCGCCCTGCCGCAGCCCCAACCAGGTCAGCGCGAGATACAGGTCGGGATCGCGGACGACCTTCTGGCCCTCCTCGACGAGGAGCATGTTCCGCATCGCGTCGGCGACGTCCTCCGGTGTGTGGTAGCCGAACGCCTTCTGAAGGGTCGCCTGTTCCCGGGCGGTGATGTCGAGCAGGTTGAAGCGCAGCCGATCGGTGCAGCCGAACTTCTTGCGGTCCAACTCCGACAGGACCAGGTAGGCGCCGCTCACAGTTGCGCCTCGATCGCCTTCGCGGCTTTCTCGGCGGCCACTTCGGCGGCGTCGTGCATGCCTGCGGAGAGTTCCTTGGCCGGCTCGTCCCAGAAGCCGGGGGTGACGGCCTGCGAATACCAGGGCAGCCTGCCCCAGCGCTTGTGCCGCAGCACGCCCTTGTTGAGGGCGGCCGAGTCCCGGATCGACGCCTTGCCCTTGGCGGTGCCGACGAGTTTCACCCGCAGCAGCGAGGCACCGGACGTGGTCGTGGCTTTGATCTTCCAGGAGCCGCCGAACACGCCGGCGTACCGCTTCGGGAAGTCGGCTTCGATGCGCGCGTCGACGGCGCGGCGGAACTTGCCGAGCGGCTGGTCGGCGGCGCCCTTCAACTCCTTGGTGAGCTGCTCCGTTATCTTGCGGAGCACCGCGGCGTCGCGTAGCAGCCGGTCGGCTCCGGTGACTCCGGACATTCAGCCGACCTTCGAGATCGTCGACGCGGCCACCCAGGAGGCGGCGACCTTCAGCGCGCCGGCCACATCGCCGTCGATCTTGAAGTCGGGGAAGATCGTGCCGAACCAGTACTGGGCCGGGTCGTTCACGATGTCCGGGTACAGGTAGAATTTCCGTGCCACGCCGTCGGTGGCGGCGGTGTAGGTCTGGACTGTGGCGTCGTCGTAGAAGCCGGAGAAGTCGCCGCTCGCATCGGGCAAGCCTGCGACGTAGATCTTGTTGCCGTCGCCGAGCGCGGTGACCTCATCCTTGTCGGTGGCCGCGTTGATCGACCACTTCGCCTGGAAGTTCAGCGGCTCCGCCGTGCCCCCCGAGGCGAGTGACATATAAACCCGGCCATTCCTGCCATGCCTGCGCGCCACGGTTACTCCTTCTCCAGCAGCCGCAGCAGCCGTGCGGCATGGGCATCAAACGTGCGGTCTGCAATTGCGGCTCTCGCCTTGGCCGCGACCATCTCGCGGTAGCCGTCATGCCCGAGCAGCCACCGGATCTGCTCCGAGGCTTCCTCCGGCGTGGTGAAGGTGGGCAGCATCGGGAACAGCTCGTCGGATTCGGGGCGGGCCTCGCGCACGAACGGCAGCCCGCACGCGGCCATCTCGATTTCCCGGGGTCCGCAGGCCCAGCCGTCGACGAGATGTTCGGCCTGGGCTTCGCGGCGGTACATGTTCAGCCCGACCCGGGCCGACCGGTACAGGGCGGCGGCGTCGGTGTTGTCGAAGCACTCCAGGGGATCGTGAAGGACGAGCTTGGCCAGCTTCGAGTCGTCGTCGAGCAGCCGCCAGTTACCGGCCAGGGCCACGTCGACGTCGGTGAGGTCCATCGCTTCGAAGAACTCGACCCGGGACGGGAAGCCGGTGCCGACGAACGCGAAGTCGCAGGCCAGCGCCGGGTCGGCCGGGCCGGGGTGGTGGATCGACGGGCGGTAGGCGTGCGGGAAGAACTCCGCCGGCCCGAGTTGCTTGAATGAGTCCAGGTTGGTCGGGTCGTTGACGATGTTCAGGTCCGCGTAGCTCGCGATCGCCAGCTGCCGCTCGTCCTCGTAAGGACTCTCCGTGTGAACGATGACGATCTTCACCCCGGCCGTGCGGCAGATCTCCAGCAGTTCCGGGGGCAGGAACATCGCCGAGATGACCAGCAGCAGATGCGGGCGGACCTTCATCACCGACACGAGGAGCCGGTCGGTGGCCAGCCCGGTCGCCTGCTCCGACGTCAGGGCCCGCTTGAATCTGCCCTGCTCGCCCTCGACGGGCAGCAGCACCGAGCCGTAGAAGGTCAGGGTCGAGTCCAGGGGAAACTCGCGGACGTGCTGGCCGGCCGCGCGCAGGGCCTCGCACCAGCCCGCGTGCACGTCGGCTACCGAGAAGTGCGGGCCCGGGTGGGCGACGAGGATCCGCATCTAGATCGTCCCTGTGACCCGGACCACGAACGCGAGGACCGCGCCGACGCCGGAGGTCCACTGGCCCTGCCGCAGTTGCCAGTCTGTGACGTCGGTGGCGTCGTAGATCTCGGCGATGCCGAGGTCGGAGCCGATGACGGAGGTGGCGCAGGCATTGAACACGTCGATGCAGGTCCGCCGGGCTGTTGGGATGTCGTTGGTTCCGTTGGCGACCCAGATCGCGCAGGAGATGTCCAGGGTCTCTTCGGTGTCGAGGGCCTGGGTGAGTGCCGTCTGCTCCAGGCTGCCGGAGACCACTGTCTCGTCGGGCTGTAGGCCGGTCGCGCCGATCCACAGTTCGATCTCGGCGGTCCGGTCGGTGACCGGGGGGCCGTCGAAGATACGCAGCCGGGTCCCGTACGCCGTGAGGGTGGCGTCGGCCCGCCACTTCGCGGCGAGCGCGTCGAGGGCGTCGGCGGCCAGGGTCTGGCGGGTCACGACACCCCCGACATCGAATCGTCGGACAGCATCTCGGCGGCGCGGCGTGGCACCGCGAAGCCCATGCCGGTCTGGACGAAGTCGTCGGGGTTGCGGCGGCCGGCGAAGCCGTTCTGGGTTTCCCACAGATGCTGGGCGATCATCGCGCCGGCGAGTTTGATGTTCTCGGTCGGCTGAGCCCGGCCGGCCCTGTAGACCAGGGTGTGATAGGTCGGCCAGATTCCCCAGTAGAACTCGATCTCATTGAGGTCGGTGTTGACCGTGTAGGCGGTCGGGTCGAGGACGCCGCCGAAGTCCGGGGTGATCGACGTGACGGAGACCAGTGGCCGGCGTCTCGGGATCAGGGTGAAGCCGGTGATGAAATGCCGTTCGGTGAAGGTCTGCACCGAGACGGGGCCGGTGCGGGCCTCCACGTAGCGGGTCGCGGATGCCAGGTAGCTACGCAGTGCCAGGTCGTCGGCGTCATCCGTGCGCCGCAGCTGGGTTTTGAACTCCTCCAGCGACAGCACGTACACCGTCTGCGTCCGGACCGTGAACTGTCCGGGCTCGACGGCTACGACCGTGCCCGAGGCGGTCCACACGTACGTCCAGGTGCCGGCCTGATCGACGGTGACCGTTGACTTGAACACCCCGGTCGACGGGTTGGTCGGAGCCGACGCGGTGGCGGCGCTGCCGTCCGGCTTCGTGACCGCTATCGCCATGGTGGCGTTTATGAGGGTGCCGGTGTCGTCCTTCACCGTCGTCGACAGGGTGACCTTGTCGCCGATGTCGTAGATCACGCCTTGCCTCCCGAGGTGCTCGGCCCGAGATGGGCGGACGTGGACGTGTCGGCGAGCGCCGCGGCG